GAACTGGAGGAAGAGCTGGCAGTTCTCGATTCTCGCGCAAAACAGTCTCAGGAGGCTTTGCTAGAAAGGTCGATGCGGAACCGGAAAGCGGTTTCGTAACTTTAACACATTACTCTCCAATAGCAGATCTGGAAACAATAGATCCAGAAAAGCAAAGAACAAATTTTAGAATGCGTGGCGAGGAGCAAAAAAGAGCTTCTCGACATAAGGAAATGTATCCAGCAAGAAGCTATTACGGCATGAACGTAGGTGAAGATATAGGATACAAAAAAGAGTATTCGACCGGAGATAACGTATATCAAGTAAATGTTCCCTTAGAATCCCTGTACAACTTTGACTTAGACCCTGATGGATTTAGGGGGCAAGCGGAGCCTGTGGCAGACAGAGAGGTTCGCGCCTTTTCTCCTGAAACTGAGGTTAAAGAAAAAGCTGAATATGTGGCTACCTTAACAGAAAAAATGATTAAGGATGCTGGATATTCTGGATACTGGACAGATAGTGGAATAGGCAGAGTCGCCGCTGTATTCAATCCTTTATCTGTTGAGCCGTCTGATGGCGTTAAGTCTACTGAAACAAAACAGATAAAAATGTCTAGGCGTAGATTGCCCGCTGGATACGCAGACATACTTCCTTTCATGCTTGAAGATGAGGTTGAGCTTACCGAATCAGGTATGCGTCATCACGTTGAGTCCAGAATAACTAATCTAGTCAACATCTTTAACACGTTACCAAGTCAAGAAGAAATGGCATCAGTCGCTGTTGCAGGAAAAGCTAAAAGAGGTTGGTACAAGAACTCAGCTCAAGCTATTTTAGATATATTTGGAATATACGATGGAAGAAGATTTACCGCATTGTTGGCAGCAACTTCACCACAGACATCGGTTGAAAGCAACGCGATAAACACTCTAAACATATGGGCTAACTGGAACAACGCTGGAAGGCCAAAAGACAGGGCTTCCATATTAAGAATTATGGGAGAATCTGTCCAAGGAGATAAGGGTGAAGAATCAATATTAGGAGCTTGGATAAACAACTCATTGAGAGCGTTGTCTGCACCAGAAGGCTCTGAGATGCAACTGCAATTATCTGGCCCTAAAGTAAATTCATTTATGTTAAATCTAGTAGGCGCTGTTGATGAAGTTACAAATGATGCTTGGATGGCAAATTATGCTCTTGTTAATCAGGCTATTTTTTCAGGAAGAGAGGTTAAAGGTTCTGAGGACGTATTTGGGAAAATAGGTGTAAAGGGAGTTGGTTATATAGCATTCTCTGCAAACGTGCGTAGAGCGGCTGATGCGGCCTCTCAAATAACAGGGGATCAATGGACACCAGCAGAGATACAAGAAACAGTATGGTCTTTATCAAAAGCTCTTACTGAGACAAGGAAAAGCAAACAAGGTAATATGAGCGGCCTTACTGCAAAAGAAATGTTACAGCAGGGCGTTATCACCGACAAGGATGTAGCAGATGTTCCAGACTTTGCAACGCTCTTTTCAAACGGAATTTATGGAAGGATACTAGAAAATGCAGGTTATGAAAAAGAACTCTCCAATATACGAAGCCTCTCAGAGAGCATTGGAAGCCCAGTTGAAGCGAGGTCAGTCTATGGCGCTGAAGACCTCTCGATTAATCCATCAAACTTTAGAGACGAACTCGAAAGATTTGCAAACAGGATCGAAACCCTTGCAAGAAAAACAGATGATGAAGTAAAGCAAAGCAGATCCGTTGTTAGAGTTCCTGTCAACTTCAATCCACCATCAACAAAATCAATAACCGCTCTTGTCGATGAAAATGAGGAGGCATATCAAAGATTAACTTACAATAATGTGTCTAAAATATTAGCGCCAGTTGCTAGAAAGTTTTGGGACTCAAACGATAATGCAGAAGCAAGGTTAGCAAGAACCGAGCGTTTTATAACGAAGTTTCAAGATGCAATGCTGCCTGTTGGAAAAATGGTAGATGAGCTAAAAGCTGATGGGTTTACTGTAACTGAAGGCTTAGATCCTTATATGAGAGAGGAAAGATCTCATGGCATTATAGGATTTAAGCTAGAACAAAATACACAGAACCTGTTTGAGCCATTGAGGGACACTATAGGTGATATAGATATTAGTGAGGCTAAAATAAGCGAACTCACAGGAGGCAAAGTACCAAAGTCTTACTTCTTGATTGATGCTATCAAGGCAAATGGCGAGAGGATGGCTATAGCAGATGCTTATATGTATGCGCTCCACGCAAAAGAAAGAAATGAATATGTCCAGAACAGACATGGTCGTGGCCTTGGTTCAGGCATGTCTGAGACAGAAGCTAATTCAATCATAAACTGGGTTAATTCTTTAGACTTGCAAAATCAACAACTGTTAAATGGTGTGAGAGACTATGTTAAGCAGATAGTTGCCAGCACAAACGCCGTCAGGAGAGATGGTGGATTGATGGCTGAGGAATATCAATATGAAAATTATGTTCCTTTGCGTGGCAATTTAGATCCGGAATCAGAAATGGCTGAAGATGGAGCTGGACTTGCGAGAACATACACAAAAAGAAAGCCTGACCTTTACGGCGGCAAAAGAAACCAAGATCCTAGAATAACCGCTGGCAGAGGAACGTCTTATGCGGAAGACATAATCGGCACAGTTATGATGCAAAATCAGACATCAATAGTGGATGCTGAGCGCAATAAAGTTGGGCAAACATTATTAAATATGCTTGACCCAACCTTAGCCAATCCTAATGCAGACGCTTCACTTGTAGAAGCTGCAAAAAAATTAGATATGAAAGGTATTGCAGAAGTTGTTACAGATGTTACAGATCAAATAAGGGATAATGTTCTTGGGGTTAAGGTTAATGGTCAAAAAGACCCTGTTAATATTTTAATATTTGACGATAGAATAGCGAGAGCCATGAAAGGTGCGTATGGCGATGGCATCAACAGGGGTGGTGCTGTTGTCAGATACTTGACCAAGTTAAATAGATACCTTTCATCTATCAACACAACTTATAACCCTGAGTTTATGATAACAAACTTTGCCAGAGACTTGGAAACAGCTTTGGTAAACATTGGTCAGTATGACGGTAAAGGTTTAACAAAAGAAATAGCAAAGAATGCATTTCCAGCAGTTGCAGGTATAGGAAAGCACATTAGAGCCAGACGCGGAGGTGAGCCATACGATCAGGACAATTATTGGTCTCAGAAGTATCAGGAGTTTATGGAAGATGGCGGCAAAAACGCGACCAACCAGATTGATACAGTCAAAGATCAGGTAAATAATATCAGGGATATTCTTGGCGATATATCTGGCAACACAATGGCTGGTAAGTTTGGATTAGCTAGGACTCAGTTCTTGGGTAAGGGTGTTAGGTCAATACTTGGTATGCTTGATGATGCCAACACTGCGGTTGAAAACGGTGTTCGCGTTGCAACATACGATGCTTTGTTGAAAAGAGGCTTCAGTAGAGCCAGAGCCGCTCAGGCCGCAAGAAACATAACAGTCAACTTTGCCAAGGCTGGTGAGGAAAGAGCCATAGCAAACGCTCTTTACCTTTTCTACAACGCATCCGTGCAAGGTTCATTTGCGCTTTACAATGCGATGATCAGGTCTCCAAGAGTTCGTAAGATATGGGGCGGAATGATCCTGTATGGAATACTACAAGATCAGTTCCTTGCGGCCATTTCTGGTGACGAAGATGAGGATGGCATTCCTGATTACGATGAGTTGAGCGATTACACGCTTGAACACAACCTTATGATGAGTACCCTTGGTCTGTCTGATGATAAGTACATAAAGATACCACTTGGATATGGAATCAACTCTGCCGTTAATCTTGGTAGAGCGTTAAGCAGAACTCAAAGGGGTGAATACACTGTTGGTCAGGCATCTAATTCCATCTTTGGAACCCTGCTTGAATCAATCAGCCCGATAGGCGGTGTAAATGATTTTGATGAGGTTGGTGATTATGCAATCGTTGCCTCCCCAACAGTCTTCGAACCAGCAACATCCTTGTTTGTTAATAGAGACTTTGATGGATCACCTATTTTCAAAGAGGGTTCGCAGTTTGGATTGCAAAAACCAGCCAGCCAAAGGCACTGGACAACAACAAGCGGTATATCAAAAACAATATCAAGGACAATTAATGATTTGACAGGTGGATCTGATGTAACTCCGGGAGCTGCAAATGTTTCTCCAGATATCATTGATTATATTTTTGGTTTCTACACAGGAGCTGCGGGTAAGTTTGTTCAACGAACAGCAGAGGCTCCGTTAAAGGTTGTGGATGCCCTAAAGGGTGATTACGAAGGGGATATCATCAGGGAGATACCTTTCTTGCGTAAGGTCGGCGTCAATCCATCTGCATTTGAAGATGTCGGCACGTTTATTGAGAACAGGGATAAGGTTCTTTATGCAGGCAAGGAACTGCAATACGCAAGACAAAGAGGTGATGTCGAGGGTGAGGCAAGAATAAGGCAGAAGTTTGCCAAAGAGCTTTCCATATATGGTCAGTTGAAAGCAATGAACAATGCACGAAATCAACTTCTGAGACAAAGAAAGGAGATAGAGAGGAATCCACGAATACCTGACTCTCAGAAGGGGCCTTTGATAAAAAGATACAGGGAAAAAATTAACTTAATCGTTAAAAAAGCCAACGCCCTGTTGAGGGACGCTGGCGTAAAGTAGGTGTTCTATAGATTGATCTCGTCATGCTTTAAGGTAATCTCGATTTTACTCACATCACACAGCAATAAACATGCATGGGGACTGAGTGATTAGAGATCTATAGCCTTGTGTTCTACCCCCTGTGCAGGGGCTGGGACATCGACAAACCTACTGCTCGTTGCCCACGGAAAGGAGTTGTGATTACCCCCCAAAAAAAGTTATGTGGAACTTTTACCATCTATCCATTCTTGAATAGATCTTTTAGTCCACCTCTGTGGATTTTGAATGATTGGCTTTGGAAAGCTCTCATCATTCTTCCTTATCCCATACAAAGACTGTCTAGTCATAGATAAAACAGAGCATAAATCCTTTATGGAAATAAGCTCGTCTATTGTTGATATCCCTTTTTCCATCTCTCAAATCCCTCTGTTAAGTTCTTAAATTTTTCTCTGGCCTCAGAGTTGTTTCTGAGATCAGTCCTTGATTGTATTTCCAGCTTCGCCCTCATGGTGTTAGCAATGCTTTCTTCAGTATTATCTTCCGCACCGATAAAGACACCAAAATCCTCATTCCGACAAAGCATACCGGCACTTGAAATCATCTTCTTAATTTCACGCTCTTGCTCAGGCACTACAGGCTCTTCCTGATCGTTTAATTTGACCATTGCCACCATGTAGCGAGACCCAACCCAATCAGTGTGCAGACTTGGTGGACACTCGTTTGGATGCAGGGATAGCCTAAGCGTAATGCCGTTTCTATCTTGAGACATGGATATTTTTACTGCCTCAAAATTTACAGCCGCATCCCGAACCTCATTCATCATTCTTTTCCCCCAGCATTATCTGTGTCTGACGACAATCATAGTGCTGACCGCCAATAAAGTCTCTGGTGTGTGTATTAATTTTTATGCCACCCTTAATTCTTGTATATGTTTTTATCTCTTGCTTAAAAACATTTACTAGATCATCTGGAAAAAAATTATCTTCTAAACGATCATTTAATGAGCAAAGCCTTCGAGTTGGAAAATAACAAAGATCATCTTTCATCTTTCTATCCTCATCTGATTTTGTCTTGGCTTGCCAGTGTTGACTGTGTTGTTAAGTTCATTCAGTCCACTTATGGCCTGTCTTATGACCGACTCCCTTGAATTGTGCATGGTGTTGTGTAGCGGATCGTGAGAGGTCAAATGAACCCACTTGCTTTTTCCGTAGAAGTCGCCTCTCTTTTTATTGGTATAAACCCTAGTGTTTCTGGGGTTTTTTCTTTTGTCCTTTAATGCCTCTTCATGCAGTTTGAAATTTAACACCTTGTCATTAAGATCCTTCAAATGACAGGAAAACTCATCAAGGCTCATATCTAAAATATTTTTCATTCACTCCTCACTTTATGTCAGTTTTATGGGTTTCAAGGGCATGAACAACTATGGCTATTCTAGCCAACATATCATGCTCTGTTTCAGCACCATCAACGAATACATTTTTTTTGATGTGTTCTGGCAAGCACTCAATCTGATGCTTCAAGTCGTAAGCAATTTGTACGCTTTCATCCATTGAATTTCTCCCAATTCGATTTAGCCCACTCAACTGGATCAACTCCCTGTAAATCCCACCACGTTCTTTCATCACCAAAGTGGTGCAGTTTCATGTGACAGGGGTGGCACAGAGGAACACACCAATTATCTCCCACCTTCATTCCCATAGCGTTAGGCTCTGCGAACATGATGTGGTGTGCCTCTGCGCCATATCCGCAAACCAAGCACGGCGAACCGCGCAGGGTTCTCAAATATCTAGGAGACCTGATCCTAGAGGTCTTTATCACCTTATCCTTTCCACAACTTTCATAGTGCCAGTCCTGTTAGCAAAAACAGTTTTTGTCTTTGCAGACTTAGCCCCGTGTTGTGAAACTATTGCCTGATAAAGCCCTGCGGCCTGAGCCTCTGGAAGTCTGGCGTAATCGCCAACCTTCATCAGCTTGGATGTCTTAACGTGCCATCCGTATTTTATCTGGCAATCATTTCCATCTTGGCTAACGTGTTGAAAGACAGCGAAGTGTTCTACTGGCCTTTTTGTTATTGGCCCTGTTGGCTTTTGATAACAAGACTTACCTGATATGGCGGCGAAGATTTTTTTAATAAAGTTTGTCATTAGAATGGAACCTCATCATCTAAAGATACTGGGGCTGGCTTTCCCTGAGCCTGACCCCTTTCCTCATACTTGTTTCCCCTGAGAGACAGGAATGTCTCCCCTGTTTTATTGGCAGTCTTTTTCCAGCCAGCCAAGGACAATACAGGCTTTTTAACACCTCTACTCATCTGATCAGTGAGGTCATTTATAACCTCGTCAGACAACTCAAGTTTGCCTGTGTAGTCAGGTGAGGTTTCCTTGGTTTTTTTCTTGTTAGAAAACAAGACTCCCGATGGCGGATAATCACTCATTTCTCTTCTCCTTTGAATTTTTCACTATGAGTGGTAAAGTTCCCTAGAACTTTTTGATATAGGGCGGCATCACCCTTCTTTAGGATTTCCAAGGCATCTTTATTAGTACCCCAGAACTTCCTTAAGTCGTCCAAATTGGCGCACTCAGGGATGAAGGTCATAAAGACCTCTGATAACAGCTTCATACCCTCAACGTCCTTTACAGAGCCATCTGAGGACGTTACAGACACCTTCTGCTCTACACCCTCTGGCAAATCCTCTCCAGCGTAGATGTAATGCCCCAATCCGTGCATGGCGCAACATTTTGCCAAGCATCTCTGCAAGGCGGTATTGACTTGAAAGCTATCTGGATTTTGAACAGATTTGTTCTTATAGTCCAGAACAGGCATAATCTCCGTCTGCTCCTCATCACCAATCCGAACAGTCACAGCCACATATGCGTAGCCATGCTCGTCCTTGGTGTATGGTAGGCCACGATCAGGTCTATCTGGATTGTCCAGATAAGTCTCAGTAGACCAGATATGCTTTACATATCTAGCTTGAGGGAAGGCTTTTTTTACCTCACCCCAAGCCCATGCCCAACTTAAATAAGTCAGGCCGTTCTTTTCTTCGGTATGATCCGAAACATCAACCTTGGATAAGGTCTCCCAAACACTGCTCATACTATATCTCCTTTGAACTGTGAGCAAAAATTAGCGACACCGCAGTAGTCGCCATTACAGCGTACAAGTTCCCCTGCACGATGTTCTAGTTCGACAGGGAATGTTTGCCCTGTCATAAATTTTTCAGCATCTTCCTGATTATCAAAAACGCGCATAGCCCTTTTCAAGCCTTTTTTCTTTACAGCCCATGCCTCACCACGCTTCCAGCGTTCTTCATCGGAACATAGTGGAAAGTCTCCAGACAGGTCGTAGCCAACCTGTGCATCCTGATGCATGGCGATCCGTTCTTTTATGTATTCAATCCTCTTTGTATCAGGCCAGATAGGTATGTCGATTAATACAACTGGTGCTTTTGGATATTCTTCCTTACGCTCTGCCTCACGGCGGTTCCAATCCCTAAGTATGGCACATATCTGTAAAGACTTTACTTTCATTCCCTTATTTTTTTGTGCCAAAAAAGCGTAGCAGTTTAGTTGCTGTTCCCATTCAATCTTCCCATATATTACAGACCATACACTGGTAACTTTGTAGTCTGTTATAGAGATTGTTTTTCCATCGGTTTTCTGATGGTCAACAGCACCAGATAAAATCCATCCATTGACATCGGCGTAAAGACGCTCCTCAAGAGTCACGCCCTCGTCATTTTTTGAACTCTCAAGTATGTGGTGAACAGCAGTACCGAAAAGAGGCCAGATCATATCTGACGCATCGGATGTTAACTCAGTAGAGTTTGCCTCACGCAGTAACCTGACGCGAGGGCTATCAATTAAAGTTGTGACAGAGATGTCAGATTTGCCCTTACTGTATTTGTCGTTGCGGGCAAAGTTGACGAATGATTCTGGTAGGTTATGATTGTTAGTGATTTGCATTTAAGTCTCCCAACTTGAATTACTTATATGGCATCTATATACAGTATTGTCAATAGGTAAGATGGATATTAAATATGGCTAAAAAAGTACATCAATTTCAAATACTTGGAGAACCAGCCAGTAAGGCCAACAGCAGAAAGATCGTAAGACTCAAAGGAAGGCCAATATCTATAAAATCCGACAAGGCACGAAAATATGTAAATACATTTTGTGATCAGTGTGAAAAACTTGACGAATTATTTAAGTCGGATGTATGTGTTGAAATGTTAATTTACTATTCATCAAGAAGGCCAGACCTTGATGAGAGTTTAATTTTGGATTGTATGCAGGGGCTTATCTACGAAAATGACAGGCAAGTTAAACAGAAGCATATATACTGGTCGCTTGACAGAGACCGCCCCAGAACTCTCATCAGAGTGTCGCCTTTGGAGGCAGGTGGTATCCCAAGCTATTTCGGATGCCTACCTTGAAGATCTGAAACAAAAGGATTTAGTATCGGAATGGATTAACTCACCAGACTTTGATACTGTTTGCGATCTTGCCTCACTCGATACACATAGAATGAAAAAAAACTTTATAGAAATTTTATCAATGAAACCAGCGCTGGCAAAAATGAAAGGCAGGATGATTAAGCATTTATTAGAGAGAGAATAAGTTATATATAACTAATTTATTATAACCATATATATTATAATATATATATTATAAACACTATTCACGAACTAAATCATTAACCCCGGCTCCGGGGTTGACAACATTTTCTCCTGAGAATATCGTGTTTGCTGTTCTATGGAGGGACATATGAAAATCGAAAATACTTTAATTGGCACAGCCCATAAACTTGGCGCTGGTCAACACAGGGTTCAGTGTCCGTTTTGTTCTTCGACAAGAAGAAAAAAGGGCATGAAAGACCTCTCATTAAATATTGAAAAAGAACACATCCTTTACAACTGCCACCATTGTCTGGAGACTGGCAAAATCAAATTGGAACTTCACGAAATTAAAACTAGGAGAAAACCGATGCAACTAGCAGTCAAGCACGATTACAGGGAACTATCTGATAACTCAATAGCTTGGCTCAAAAGTCGCGGAATATCTGAAGACACGGCAAATAAGGCAAAACTAAAAACATCCAAAACTTACATACGCGCAGTGAATGCTGAGACAGAGTGCGTTGTTTTTCCATACACAAATCAAGGTCAGCAATACGCAGCAAAAATAAGAAGTTTGTCTGATAAAGGCTTTTCATGTAATGGAAGCCCACAATCATTTTTTAATATTGATAGCGTGGCAACAAATGACGATCTGATTATTTGTGAAGGGGAGATGGACTGCCTCTCATTCATGGAAGCTGGTTACGATAGCGTGGTGAGTGTGCCGAATGGCGCGGTGATGAAGGTGGTGGATACCGATGTTGACCCAGAAGAGGACAACAAGTTTAAGTTTTTATGGGATGCAAAAAACAAAATAGACCTAGCCGCGAAAATTATAATTGCGACAGACCACGATAGTGCCGGACAGGCAATGGCAGAAGAGATTGCCAGACGCATAGGCAAGGACAGGTGTTGGAAGATTGAGTTTCCAGAGGATTGTAAGGACGCGAATGATGTCCTTGTGAAGCATGGTAAAAAGAAACTTGATGATATCACTGCATTTTGTAAGCCGTGGCCTGTTGCTGGTCTGTATGACGCATCACATTTTTATAAGGATCTGGATGAGATTTATGTCAATGGTATCGGCTCAGGTGCAAAAACAGGATATCCAAATGTGGATGAATTATACAGCGTTGTAGAAGGACAACTCACGGTGGTTACTGGGCATCCATCATCAGGGAAGTCAGAATTTATTGATCAAATTATGATAAATCTTGCTTCGCGGGAGAATTGGAAGTTTGGTATTTGTTCATTTGAGAACGAACCACGAATACACATAGCAAAGCTGATCAGCAAATATCTTGAAAAGCCTTTTTTTGATGGCATGACACCGCGAATGACAAAAAGTGAATTGGAACGGGGTAAAGCGTTTATTCAATCTCACTTCTCTTTTGTCTATCAGGCTGATGGTTCGATGGCTACAGTCGAGGGAATTATTGAAAGGCTGAAGGTTGCGGTGATGCGGAATGGCATCAAGGGCGCGATCATTGACCCATACAACTACATAGCCAAGAGCCGTGACATATCGGAAACAGATTGGATTTCAGATATGCTTACAAAGCTGAGGGTGTTCGCTCAGTCGCATGGGATACATCTCTGGTTCGTGGCACACCCAACAAAGATGATGCGCGATCAGAATGGCAAGATACCAGCCCCAAAGGGCTATGACATATCGGGATCTGCCGCATGGTTCGCCAAGGCAGACGTAGGACTCACAGTGCATCGCCCAGACCCGAATAAAACCGAAAGCCAGATCCACATATGGAAGTGCCGCTTCTCATGGGTAGGCCAGCAGGGTCAGGCAAGCCTGTATTTCAACCCTGTCACATCGACATATACACATGAACTTGATGATCCATTTTCAGATATGCCAGAACCGCAATATGATGCGGCAAAGTATGGGGAGACACCATTTTGACCAGATTAGGAAAACAGTTATTGGAAGAGGCGGCGGTGGTGATTGATGCCAGAGGCGATCATTATGATGCGCCAATAAAAAATTTTACTAGGATTGCCAGACTTTGGAGCGTGATCCTGGATATTGAGGTTACGCCGATGCAGGTAGGTCTCTGCATGGATGCTGTTAAAACGGCGAGGCTTTGCGCCACGCCTGAGCATTGGGATAGTCTGGTTGATAAGGCAGGATATGCGGCGGCTACAGCAGAGTGCTTGAGGCCAATAGGAACTGATGATAGTAGTTGATTATCCAAAAAGTTTCATGTAACTTTTGTTTTTCTCCATAGAGACTAGGGGGCGGATCATTAGAACCGCCCCTTTTTTGTGCGTGGGATGCAAACAGAGGGAGATTAGGTGACAGGCTCTGAGTGCTTGCGGCAGTCCCACACCGCCGTTCAACACCCTGTCACCTGTTCATGTTAGTCACAACTTTCATTACGCTCTACATGGGCATAATGACAACCATCTTCATTTATAGAAACCCTGCGAACTCTGGTATCGTATCCCAGAGGTGGGTAACTTGTTTTATATTTTTCTACTTCTCTGTCCAATGACCTTTCATCATTGGCAGTTAAAACAACGCTAATTGTTCTCATCCCATCTCTCCTTTTTCATCATTTTAATTGTTCCGACAATAAATATAAAAGTGCCAGAATATAGAACAGCCATGCCGACTAATATATTTTTGCTGGGATCTTCAATAACCCCGATACCAGCCAGCATTGAAAGCAGTCCAACGATAGATACAAAAGCCCATTTAATCATTGTCACTCTCCTCATTATCTCGCTCAATGCGCGAGGTCATTGCATTTAAGATTAGGTGCGTTGCCTGTTGTGGGTCTGGAGCGCAGTCATATGATAATTCTACAACAAAGCGCGACATGACATTTGCCACATCAAAAGGGGTTGCACCCTGATTTGAAAACTCCTCTGTCACATCTAACAGACGATTATACATATCTTCATATTTCATAAGTAGTCTCCCTCGATTTCATAATCTAGGTATCCGCAAGCGGCATCAACACCCAACAAAAACATCTCTTGATCCTCTTCAGTATCAAAAGCATACGACTCTGTTTTGTCCTGACAGGTTCCCCAGATAATTGTGATAACGTGGTTTGCATTGTCAATCTGATCTTGTGTTTGACCGATGCAATTAACGATTGGCTTTCTAATAAATGCTTCACTCATTTTTTACTCCTCGCTTGTTGAAGTCTTGTGGTTTCGATAGCGTGACAATTTGCACATATCACGACACATTTCCTGATCTCACTGATCAGATTTTTTAGTGGCGCATCACGCATATCCGATACGTTTTTTGATTTGTCGCCCAGATGATGGAACTGCAACGCAATACCATTGTCATTATAGCCGCAATGACTACAGCCCTGAGCCTCTTTATAGAGGTTGAGCCAGTGCGTCCTGCGGCGGCGGTTCATCCATTGTTTAGCGCGAGATTTACCCTTACGCCGCCAGAATGATGAGGGTGTAGTCCACTCCTCACCATTTTTAGCCAAGCCGTGATAGCCCCAGAATATGCGACCATCACCCCTGACCTCACCATGAACAGGCATCAAACTGCCTCAAGTTCTTTCAGAACGTGAGCCTTGACCCTTCGATCAAACAAAGCCTTGCAGTCACCCAACGTGCGGTGAAAGGCGTGGACGTTGTTTGTGGCATTCAATGGGTCACTGTATGAGGCATCATATACAGGCTTCTCAGCAGATGCCTGACCATAAACCAACAGCCATCCATTATCTGCAAACGCCTGTTTGTTTTTGATGCCAAATGTTTTGACCTCATAAACTGTGGTCATATCATCGTTGATGTGATCAAACTTTTTGATCCTCGCAGAATATACAAACCGCAGACCGCTTGATGACCTGATGATTGCTATACCGCGATCATTAACGACCTTATTCCAAGAGCATGAGATTGTGACAAAAATCTTTTTCCAATAATCCTTGCCCTCATTCTCAAATCCCAAGTCTAACTCAGGATTTTTTCTTATATGAACTTCGCAGGTTGATCGCTGGAACGCCATGCCAAGCACACGACTGGCCCTAAACGACCCCTTTGCGCCATGATCAGCAACTGGCT